AATGCCGCCGCCGGAAGGTGTTCTGGTATGCAGGCACCTGGGCAGCGCGTTTACTCTCAGCTGACAGGTACTCAACCTTCACGGTCACACCCAGCCCAGGGTTCGCCTTTGCCCAAATCTTTGGATCCTGCCAGTCGTCCTTTTCGTCCGCTGCTGAAATGAAGGCAAAATAGGATGGGTCATCCACAATCCCCGCCAACACCTGCCGCGCATACTCGTGCTGTTCCCAGCAAATGGAGTTGCGGTCAAAGCCTGCTGTGGTAATCATCACCATCAATGGCTGCCGCCTTGCGCCGGTGGACGTATTCAAAACATCAAACAGGTCTCGATTGGGCTGCGCGTGTAACTCGTCGAAAATAATCCCATGCGCATTGAAACCGTGTTTGTTGTAAGCATCCGCGCTCAACACCTTGTAGAAAGACCGGGTGCTGGGCACGATGATGGATCGCTTGTAAACCTGCACCATGCTGGCAAGTTGTGGGTTGCTCTCCACCATGCTTTGGGCTTCACCAAACACAATCGCTGCCTGGTCCCGGTCAGCCGCCGCTGAATAAACCTCAGCGCCTGGCTCACCATCAGCCAGCAGCAGGTAAAGCCCAATCCCAGCGCTCAACGTGCTCTTGCCGTTCTTTCGCGGCAGCTCAATGTACGCCTTGCGAAAACGGCGTGTGTTATCGCTCTTCCGCTTCCACCCAAACAGCGGCTTGATAATGTCTTCACGCTGCCACTCTTGCAGCGTGAAGGGCTTGCCCGCCCACTCGCCTTTGGAATGTGTCAGGAACGTCTCAAAGAAAGCACACGCCATCCGCGCTGCCGTCTCATCGAAGTAAAATTCCTGCTCACTCGCTTGGCTCATCCGGTTCCTGTGGTTCCGTCTTCTCGATCGCCGCGAATAGTTGTTCTGCCAGGGTGGGTTTGTCCTTCTGGTCCACCGCCTTCACCCGGCTCCGGCTGCTGGGCGTCATCCCAAGCTCCACCATGTACGCCCGCATCTGTGTCAGTGACTGGTGTGCTATCTCCACCCACGGGCTCTTCACCATGTACCCCTTTGGGTTGGTCTGTATGGACCCTTCCGCCTCGATCATCCCTTCGGCTTCCACCCATCTTGCGTAGCACTGGCAGTACGCTGCCAGCACCGCCCGGTCTGCCACCGTCAGCACTCCCACGTCGTAAAGCTCTCGCACCACTCGGTGCCATTCCTTGCGTGCCTCGGCTGTCAGGTGGTGTGGGCAGCGTGGCAGGTGTGGCACCAACGACGGTTCGCGATCGTTCAATGGTCGCTTCCCCGGATTGCCACTCAGCACCTTCACTGCAGTTGGTTTGGGTTTTCTGCCTCTCATTCACGCCATATTCCCTATCGCCAATTTCCCAATCACCAATTTCGCGCACGCATTCGTAAGACTGCGCGCCTGCTCACCAACGGTAAGGTGGGAGAGATTTCCTCCCCCCTCCCCACCGGTTGTCTTCAAGCGCTGTCTTCCGACTATGACATCCCTTACACAGCGCTTGAAGATTGTCCGGATCATCAGAACCACCCTTGCGTCGTGCGATGATATGGTCCACTTCAGTGGCTGGCACGTCTCCGCCATGTAACTGGTAAGGATTAGCGCAAGTTGGATGGTTACTGAGATACGCATCACGAATCTTGCGCCATGCGCCACCGTAACCATCAGATGACCTGGTGCCCCGCGCCACTCCAAACTTCTCTTTGTGTGCAGCACAATAGGTTTCTGATGTCAGGTTTGGACAACCCGGAGCGGCGCATCCGCGCAAGGATCTACTGGGCATGCTACTTACCCAGGTCAACCAGGATTCTCGGTAACAAGTTGGTGAAGAAATACATGAGGAACCCACCCACAAGGGTGATCACAAGCCCCGTCAGCAAACTGATCAGCTTGTTCAATTGGTTCTCAATACGACAAAGACCGCTTTCAAGAGTTGCCAGCCTAACTTTTGCCCCTGGCTTTCCGTTGCCATTGATCCACACATCAACATCTTCGACTTGCTTTTCAATAGCAGGCAACCTTGCTTCAATGCTCTGGAGACGTGAGGTAACTTGCGCAGCGCCTTCTGCCATGTTTCCCTCACTACTTAGTCAATGCTGGCCGGAATTTGTCGAGGGTGACACCGACGATATACGATCCGATGATCACCATGAATGTAGTAAGTTGTTCTGCAGTTAGATCAAATGGCAGGCCGATATGGAACCCTCTTAGTATTAGTACAGCCAAACCAACGACAGCAGCCCAAAACTTACGTGACATTAGAACGCCGCGCCATCCACCTGGCCCCGGATCGACAGTCACACCAATGATGTAACTGGAGACCACCAACACCAGCCCGACAGCTTCTTCGGTATTCAGGTCAAAACCTGGGTAAAAGACGCCCACGAGAATGACCAAAAGACTCAGCACCAAAGCCCAGAACCGACGAGAAACAAGTAAGTCTTTCAGGCTCACCTCACAAAGTTTGTTGGTAACGCAAAAGCCGCCCAGTCCAGACGCTTCTGCGTCTAAACCGAGCGGCTAACTTCGGAGTTACAGCCGTTGACTTACTGAATTGATTATATCACTTTTTAGATTCTGACGATCGAGTTTTCTCTTTCATTAGCTCTGCCTGTTTTCTCGCATCGAAATGGTACACATGCCGGCAGGTGGTGCAGCGCCCATGCAAGAAACGCACTTCAACCATTCCTGTTTGCAGCCACATCTCATTGCCGACTTGCACCAACTGACCAATGACCGCATGACATTCCTGGCACTGAAAGTTTTCTTCTTCGACACAAAGAGAATTCACAGGTCAATTTCCTGGACCTTTATCATGACACCAGCGTTACTCTTGCCGACACCCATCACCTTTGTCAGCAACATCCGAACGATCTGCCTGTCATCTTCCCACAGGCAACCATTCAGGGCATCCAGAACAGCTTTCGAGAGATTATCGAGATCAACCCGCCGGCGATCCGGCATAAAGAAATCAATCGTGACATCCAGGGCAAGATTACTTTTGAACGCCGGTTCTTTCATGTGATACTTGCCATCAAATGCAAGCCCAAAGCTGGTGCCGTTCGCCTTCAGCCATTCGATGGCAGCCTGGGTGACCTCTAACTGCCATGCTGTAACACGAGGATCACGGTAACCGCCATGTCCTGAAATACGGAATGACTGCTTTGGTACCGGTACCCCGTGCACAGTTATTTCAATCACCAGACACAGCCTTAGCTTCTGCCAGAGCTTGTCGCGATTCTTCAGCTTGCAGCCATAATGCCACTTCGTAATCCGTTGCCGGCATTGGTTTGCTATCGCCATTCACGATCATCCACTCACCTTCAGCGGTCTGAAACAGACGAACATCATGCACACGCGCAATCCAGGGCGCAACAATTACCTTATGACCAGCCCTTCTTTCAGCGGATGACTTCCAATGCTTTTCTGTGATGTTCATGCGATTCCCTTTGGCGGCGTCACCTGTTACAGTGACGCCGCCGGTGTTGGTGATGGTTACGGCATCCAGCGAGCTGTCGGGCAACGCGGATCAGTTGATCCAGGTCCACACAGCACGCAGGTTGGTGACCGTGGATAAAGCTTGCATGGTGGGAAGGTGTAAGCAACGCTGATCAAAGCCGAAGCCAACACTGCCAGCAATACCAATGCAATTGCCAGTTTCTTTTTCATTCTGTTTTCCTTTCGGTCAAGACCAATCTTTCCGGCTCCTGGGTAACGTGATACCTGGAGCGCTCAACAATAACCAGGTCTTTCAGCAGCCACCATCCTTGTGCTTTCTCACCGGTGATTTTCACCCACTGGTTGTCATTCTCATCAACCATGAATGCCTCCACCGTTCCGCGGATAGCCGGCTGAAACACCAACGAGACCAGATCGCCGCGCCTGATTGCATAAGGCACCCGGTGATCGAGTTCTTTCAGCATGCGCCTGATCGTTTTCTTGGCTGCTGCCCTGGCTCTATCGACTGATAATTCCGTTCCCTTTTCTTTTACCCAATTCACCTCCACTTCCCATTCCGCCCGGAAGCCAGGCTCAAAATGCACATGAGCGAAGAATATATCTCCAAAGGCATAAATGTCATGGTCTTTGCTAAACGGGTCCATCAACCATTCCAAAGTTGGAGCGATCGCATCAGGTGCTGGTACGTGCGCTATAGCCATCCGATCACCTCACCATCACCTGGATCGGATGGGAAAACCCAAACTGAACGTTCGATGTCAAATGATGCTAAAACAACACGGTCTTTCTGACGCTTGTGTAACCTAACAAGGTGGATCTCGTTATCGAGTGGAGTGGAAGAAATCGGATCTATCCAATCTGCCGCGAGCTGCCACTCAATGACCATATTCTGAAACGATTTACCTGCAGTCGGTGGTGGTAAGTAAATTGAAACAATGGGTTTACGCAACGCAAATGCCATGCCCAGGTCGAATAACACGCCCTGGCTCTCACCATCCCAAATCACCAGGACAATCTTCGCAGCCATAAGTGCAAGAAGGTTATCCTCGCAAATACGTAATCCATTTGGATCGTCCTGGTTTGTATCCAGCGCAGGGCAGTAAACTTGTAATCCGAATTTGGATAATTCCGCTAGAAGACCAAAATACTTTTTGGGGTCTTTTCCTCTGACCGGGCAAATCAAAAAAGCTTTCATTTTGCCTCAAAACGGAACCGAATCATCCATACCAGCCGGCATCTCGTGCGATTCCGCTGGCTGTTCCACTGCAGCTGTATCGTCAGCCTTTGGTGTCATGAAGATCACCTTCAACGCCGTGACCTCAAACGAGGTGTGCATAAATCCTTCTTTGTCCTGCCACATCCGCGGCTGACCTTTCTCATCGGCGTGAATCTCGCCAATGACCATCACCTTGCTGCCTTTGTGCAGAAACTTGCTGCATGTTTCTGCCAGTTTTCCCCAGGCAGTCACTCTCCACCACACCACCGAGGTCACCGGGTTACCGTCCGCCCCGGTGAAGGTTTTCGAGGTTGCCATCGGAAATGTGCAGGCATTCTGTCCATTTGCCGTGAACTTCGAATCAGTGTCCTTGCCCAGGTTGCCAACCAAAATCAGTTGTTGATACATGATCACTCCAGTTTCAAGACGATTACGGTACCAGCCAGACCTGTCAAGGCAGTCTGCAGCTGGTCAACAGCATGGTCACGAACCCAATCACGAGCGTAATGGTTTTTGCTGCGTGCTACCCACTTCGCCCCCTCCACCCGTTCAAGCTCAAGCGGTAACAGCCAGGTGTCAAAATCCGCAGCCCGCATGGTCGGCCGGATGGTCTCAAGCGCCTTTTCCCAGGCATCAACGGCTTCTGCAGGCAGTTCTGGCACCGTTTCAGGCTCAGGATCATCCAGCGGTTGCGTATCCGCGCCGGTTGATTGCACTGCAAAGCGTTCTGGAGCATCAGCATCAGCCCAGTTATCCCGAATTTTCCAGTTGTGCTCAATCCGGTAAATCGCCAAACCCAGCGAAGATGCCGTCTGCACGTGATAGCGCACCAGTTTCCCGGTGACATGGGGCAGTTTTGCCAGGCGTGACCGCGCTGGATCACGAATCCCAGCCACTTCGAGGGCAGCGTATGCCTGATTGACCCGTAATTTTTCCGGGTCAGACCTAGAATCTAGATCTGGATAATTCTCTTGACTTGATTCTTGTCTAGTTAAACCACTAGCTAGAGAGGTGATACGGAAATTTTCCGTACCTTTTTCAGTAACAGGCTCAGTTACAACGATTGTTGAAACTTCCTCAACCGCTAAAACATCGATAGCCATCTGATCAGCCGGCACAACCGCTGGTTCTGCTTCCGGTTCTTCCTCACCACTCAGGACAGCCAGCGGTAATTGCGCCACACCATCTGCCAGCTGCCAGCCATACCGTCCATTCCGGGTTATCAGTCCAAAATCAGATAAAACCGCAAGGGCATCCGCAACCGACTTATCCGAATAACCGGTTGTCCTGACCAACTCCTGCGTATTCAACACCTGGCGCATCACGATGAACGCCAGCAGGCATGAAATCGGAGCGCCTTTCAGCCCCCGGATCATCATCGGAGTAACTTGGATCGCCATTAGAAACCCAGCCCAATCTGGTGACCTTCACCGAAACGCTCTCTCGCTGTCTTTTCCATCTCGGCCATAGTGTGGCTCATGGATGCAATCTTGGACCGGAATTCACGCGCAAAGAATTCATCCACTTCCTGGGCAGTCTCAGCCATGTAATACCCACCATCAACCGACGCCAGTGAACAAATCAGGTGCCCTTCATCCCGTAAAGTCTGGATTGCTGCCCTCAGCACGCGCTCATCAGGGTGATAACCCAGCATTCCAACCGAGCGCAGCAAAGCCTGCTTCTTGATCGCCTTGCCGGCACCAATGTGCTTCTCAAGGGCACGTAATATCGCACGCTCCAGCCCAGGCTCCATGTTCTTGATCATCTCGCGATAAGTGTCAACCATTGACCCCTCCAAACCCCTGAAAAACAGGGTGAATGCGCCGTCTGATTCTGTTGTGATAATCTACGTTATCATCACTAATTCCCAGCATCGCCCCTACCCTCGCCCAGCCCTCATCAGAGCGCTTTTCAAGCCCATGCAGGTAGGTTTGTGTGGTTTGCAGGCTGGAATGCCCCAAAAAGGCTTTCACCTGCTCAACATCATCCCCAGCCTCGCGCCGTAGCATTGCAGCTGAGTGCCTGAGGGTGTGCACATGGATCAAATCCGCCTTCAGGCCGGCTTTACGCTCATATTTCCGCACCAAC